GCGGTACGGAACTATTACAAAGTATGCTTGTCAGTTTTGAGCAATATGTAGATTCATATTGCCGTGATGATATCAATCAGAATCAGTTCGATGCTCTAGTATCATTTGCTTATAATTTAGGCCCGGGGAATCTAAAGTCATCAACCCTATTGAAAAAGGTTAATGCTAATCCAGAAGACGAATCAATCAGATTAGAATTTATGAAATGGGTTAAAGCTGGAGGTAAAACATTAAAAGGTCTTGTGAGAAGAAGAGAGGCAGAAGCAAACTTATACTTTAAAAAATAAATAGAATAGTTATGGTACTTAAAAAAGGAGACAACAATGATACTGTTAAGAAAATTCAGGCAGTATTAGGTGTAGAACAAATAGGAAACTTTGGACCAAAAACAGAAGCTGCTGTTATTGAGTTTCAAAAAAAACATGGTCTTACTCCAGATGGAGTTGTAGGACCTGCTACATTAGCTAAGATGGGTATTACTGTAGATAGTAAACCTGTAGTTTCTAAACCAGCAGTTGCTACTAAATATACTGCAGCTCAAGTAAAAACTGCAGTAGCATCCAAAGGTTACAAGTGGTTTGAAGGTAAAGACTTAATGCTTAATATTATAGGAGTACGTAACTCTTCTACAGGTCAAAAAGTAACTAACTTATTTGATGATTATTTGACTTTAACTTATACAGTTGATGGTGTAGAGCATTTTCATAGTTGGCCAGCAACCACAGATCCAGGAACGAAAGGTGTTATGCAGTACGGAAATAAAGCAGGTGTAGCTAGATTAGTTGAGGGTCAGTATATCAACTCTCACATCATGAGACTTCATGCAGGTAAGTATGAAGCACTAGGACAAAACAAACCAGTTAAAGTTTTCCGTGATCCAAACAAAGATATGGTATATGATGAGAAGTCAATACAAGAAGGATTGTTTGGAATTAACATTCACAAAGCTGGAGCAGATTCAACATTTGTAGAGAACTGGTCTGAAGGATGTCAGGTATTTAAAAAATCTGCAGACTTTGAAGAGTTTATGGCAATCTGCCGTAGAGCAAAAGCTGTACATGGAAACAACTTTACATATACATTAATTGAATCAAACGACATTGTATGAAATTTAGAAATAATTGGAAAACTTCCAGAAAACAATGGGATAAACTCATGATAAGAGTTAGACTTTCTTACATTGATATAGTAAGTATAGATATAGACGTGTCTAGAAATTTTTATTCACTCAGTATACTAAATTTTACAATTAAGAATAGATAGTAAAAGTAGATTCTTAAACTAACTATGTGCAAGGCTTCCAAAAGGGAGCCTTTTTTAATTTAAATATTTTCAGTTTAAACTTTTATTATATATTTGCATAAACTTTAAATATATAAAAATGGAAAATCAAAAAGAAAATCCAATTACAGAAGAAGAATTATTGGAAAGAAAAAAAGAAATGCTAGATTTCTATCAAGAATCAATGCCTTATCTTAAGGCTCAATTTGAGTATGAAGAAATGTTGTTTAAGCTTGATGAAGTAAGATTTAAAAGAACCGGTCTTCAAATTCAATTTGCTATGATGATGCAGCAACAAAAGGAAAATTCTGAAATGGAAGAGGAAGAAGAAGACGGAGAAGATGTTAAACCAAACAATGCAAGAAAGCTAAAAAAACAATAATATGTCAGCGGTAAATCAAGTACAGAAAAAAGTAATCATGTCTAAGAATGGGATTATTAAATATCAAATTCTGACTCATTGTTATATTAATAATATAGCATTAAGTGATTCAGATTTTGAGTGCTTGACCTTGCTTACTATAATAGGACCTATTGAATTATCTAGTTTTTGTTTTGAAGCTTCGGATGAACATATGATTTTTAAGTCTGAACAAACAGTAAGAAATTGTATTAATAAATGTGAGAAGCAATCTTTAATAATTAAGGATTCCAAAAATAAAAAAGTAATTATGATAAATCCTGATTTAAAAATTCAATCCGAGGGTAGTATACTTTTAGATTACAAATTTTTTGCTAAGTGATTCCTAAAAAATCTAATGAGCTTTACAAAGAATTAGCAGAAGAATTTGATATCCCTGCTGAGTTGGTAGAAGATTTAATACAGTCATTTTATAAAAGCTTAAGAACTGAAATTACAAATTTGTCACATCCTCGGATTAATGTAGAAGGGTTAGGTCAATTTGTTGCTAAGCCTGGTTTAGTAAGAAAATCTATTGATCGATATACAAAAGCATTAAGTTCCCATGATACTTCTACATTCAAAGCATATTACAATAAAAAAATGCTTGAGGAAAAAGTAGAAGCTTTAGAAAAGCTTAACTTGAAGTTGATTGAAAAAGAATTTAAAAAACAAGAATTTAAAAAAGACAAGTATGAAAAACAGTCTCAAAAAGATATGGAATAATAGAAATCAAATCTTAGAGGGTATTACAAATGCTGTAATAAGAGATGAATATGTAGAATCTATATCCAGAGTAAGAATGAATGTATGTGAGGTATGTCCTAGTAAAGGTACCAAATGTGCAGTTCCAAAAACAGCTCCTTGCTGTGATGAGTGTGGATGTTCACTTGCGTTTAAAACTAGATCCTTATCTACAGAATGTCCTTTAGGTAAATGGAGTGCTGTAATGTCAGAAGAGGAAGAAGATAAAATAAATAACTTATGAGTATAATATTTAATGCAATTGATCACAGTTACAATAGTTTAGATGCTGAACAAGATATTGTTTGGTATAGTGTAACTACTGTGGTATCCTCTTTAAAGAAACCATTTGATGCTAAAAAAACTTCAGAAAAGGTAAGTAAAAATTCTAAATCTAAATGGTATGGTATAGATCCTAAACTAATTCAGGAAATATGGGTTAATGAAGCTAAGAGAGCTACAGATCTAGGAACTTGGTATCATAACCAAAGAGAGGATGATATATGTTCATTAGCTTCAATAGAAAGAGAGGGTGCAACTGTACCTGTATTTAAACCTTTACCATTGAAAGAAGGTATTAAGCATGCTCCTTCTCAAAAACTTGAACCAGGGGTTTATCCAGAGCACATGGTTTATTTAAAATCTGCGGGTATTTGCGGTCAATCAGATTTAGTTGAAGTAGTAAACGGAAGAGTTAATATTATTGATTACAAAACAAATAAAGAAATTAAGATGGAGTCATTCAAGAACTGGGAGGGTATCTCAGAGAAGATGCTCCATCCAGTTTCTAATTTGGATGATTGTCATTTTAATCACTATGCTTTACAATTGAGTATTTATATGTATATTATATTAAAGCACAATCCTAAAATGCTTCCTGGAAATATAGTTATTCATCATATTACTTTTGAAACAGAAGGCGTTGATAAATGGGGATATCCTATTGCAAAAAAAGATGAGGATGGTAACCCTATAGTAAAAGATGTTTTGCCAGTACGAGTGCCTTATTTATATGATGAAGTTATTGCGGTAATAAATCATGTTAAAGAAAACCCTAACTTTATAAAAAAGAAATAAAATGTTTGCAAGATTGTTTGATGTTCAAAATGGAAAAGTTATTCCTACAGAGCACTGTTATACACTGAAAGCTTTAAAAGATGTTATGGATGAATATCCTGATGACTACTTAAAGATTTACTTGTATTTATTTTATATGTGCTGCCCTAATCCGGATATGAATCCTTTTTTCTTTACCCCGGAGCAAGATAAAGAACATTTAATACTAAAAGAAGTTAAGGGAGAATTTTCTACAGAGGATGACACAATCTTTAGAGCTTTGTCTTTTTGTCAAAAGATGTATGAAACACCAACCTCAAGAGCATATAAAGGTATTGCAACTATGTTGGATAGATTAGGTAGATATATGGAAATTACACCAATAACCCATGGTCGAGATGGTAATTTCAATTCTCTTATTGCAGCTGCTAAGAATTATGAAGGAATAAGACAATCTTTTAAAGGAGCTTATAAAGATCTTCAGGAAGAACAATCAAGTAAAGTAAGAGGTGGTCAAGGATTAGCATATGACATGTAATGAGTGAATTTTATAAAGACATACCAACTTATGAAAATGGAAACTGGTCAACTACAAGTTTTGAATCCAGAGAAGACCTCAAGCACTTTATTCTCAATAAAGTGTTTAAAGAACCTGGAAAATATTGTTTCAATGACACTACCAATGAAGTATTCATATCTGAATCAATGCGGTTCAAAAAAGATGGGATATACTGTGCGCATCCTTTAAAATCAAAGGATTTCATAGCTTATTGGGATGATCAGAAAGATAAATGCCGAAAAGGAATAATTGTTAAGGACAAAGATTTAACTTGGTTTGTAGCAAGAGAGTACTACATGTGGTTAAACTTCTTACCAATCTTTGATAAAGAACAACAGAAGTTTGACTTTGCTAAAATCCGAGATGCTCAGTATCATATGGCTCTTTATGAACTATTAGCTGAGCTTTCTTACAAGCATGTTGCCATTCTTAAAAAACGTCAGATAGCTTCTTCATACTATCATATGGGTAAGCTTTTAAATCAACAATGGTTTGAACCAGGGGTTACTTTAAAAATTGGTGCCAGCCTTAAAGATTACATTAATGAAAAAGGATCTTGGAAATTCTTAGAAGAATATGCTGCATTCTTAAATGAGCATACTGCATGGTACCGGCCAATGAATCCTGACAAGGTTATGATGTGGCAACAAAAGATTGAGGTAAGAAAAGGAGACAGAAAAAATGAAGTAGGTTTAAAAGGTACCATACAAGGAATGTCATTTGAAAAAGATCCTACAAATGGTGTAGGGGGTCCTGTAAAATACTTCTTTCATGAGGAAGCAGGTATTGCTCCAAAAATGGATCAAACATATGAATATATGCGGCCGGCCATGAGATCAGGAATGATTACTACAGGTATGTTTATAGCTGCAGGTTCTGTGGGAGATTTAGGACAGTGTCTTCCGTTAAAGGATATGATTCTGAATCCAACAGCTAAAGATATTTATGCAGTAGAAACAGATCTTATAGATGGCAAAGGTACAACAGGTCTGTCAGGTTTATTTATTCCCGAACAATGGTCAATGCCTCCGTACATTGATAACTATGGTAACTCACTTGTAGAAAAAGCATTAGAAGCATTAAATGACCAATTTAAACAATGGAAAGATGAGTTGGCTCCAGAAGAGTATCAATTAAGAATTTCCCAGCACCCCAGAAATATACATGAGGCTTTTGCAAACAGAAGTGTTTCTGTATTCCCAACACATCTCCTTGCTGCACAACAAAGAAGAATTGAAGAAAAAGAATATCCTTGTGAATATCTAGATATTTCTACAGATGAGACCGGAAAACCTGTTGTAAAAACAAGTAACAAAAGACCAATAAGCCAATTCCCGATAAGTAAAAAAACTGAAGATAAGACAGGCTGTCTTGTAGTTTGGGAAAGACCTGTTCCTAATCCACAGTTTCAAATGTATTATGCATCTATTGACCCTGTTGGAGAAGGAAAGACAACTACTTCTGAATCATTATGTTCTATTTATATAATGAAAGCTCCTGTACAAATTACTAAAGAGTCTAGCGGTGAAACAGATACCTATATAGAACAAGGTACCATAGTAGCTGCATGGTGTGGAAGATTTGATGACATAAATAGAACTCATCAAATGCTAGAGCTAATTATTGAATGGTACAATGCATGGACACTTGTAGAAAATAATATTTCTCATTTTATTCAGTACATGATATCAAGAAGAAAACAAAAATATTTAGTTCCTAAAAATCAGATTCTATTTTTAAAAGATCTTAGTGCTAACAATAATGTATATCAAGAATATGGTTGGAAAAACACGGGTATATTATTTAAATCTCATATGTTAAGTTATGCTATTGAGTTTACTAAAGAAGAATTAGATATTGAAACAAAACCCGATGGTACTATTGTAAAAACTAAATATGGAATAGAAAGAATTCCTGATCCTATGTTGATTAAAGAAATGCAAGAATACACTCCCGGTTTAAACGTGGATAGACTTGTTTCTTTTGCAGCTTTAGTAGCATTCATGAAAATACAAGAATCTAACAGAGGTTTTTTAAAAAGGTATATTACTGACGATACAGTTAAAAACTTGCAAAAGTCAGATAATTTGTTTAAATTAAATAAGAGTCCGTTTCGTAATATGGGGAAAAATTCTCAAGGTATTAGAAGATCGGCATTTAAAAATATTAAATAGAAGCTATGCAAGTATATAACGCAATGCAGTTAAAAAAGGGAGCTAAAGCAGAGCATAACCGACTAGGTAGTATTACACAGCCTTTGCAGTTTCTTAGTAAGAGTGAAAAAGATGAACAATGGGCAGCATGGAACCTTGATTGGTTAGAATGGAATGGTCTAAGACAGCTTCGTAGAAATGCTCGGAGATTGATGAAAAACTATAAGCTGGCTAAAGGTATTATTGATAGAAGTGATTATATTGTTGAAGAAGATAATGAGTATAGAGATATTGTTGAATTGCTCACTAAAGAAGATGACTCTGCACTAGAGCTTAGGTTTTATCCTATTATTCCTAATGTGATTAATGTTTTAGTAGCTGAGTTTGCTAAGAGATCTACTAAATTAACATATAGAGCTGTTGATGAATATTCATACAATGAAATGCTTGAGCAAAAAAGAACAATGATAGAGGATACTCTAATGGCAGATGCTCAAACTAAAATTATAGCAGCTATGTTAGAGCAAGGATTGGATCCTGAATCAGAAGAAGCTCAACAACAACTGTCTCCAAATAATATAAAGTCTTTACCTGAGATTGAAAAATTCTTTCAAAAAGATTATAGATCTATGGTAGAACAATGGGCTACTCATCAACATAAAGTAGATACTGAAAGATTTAGAATAGAAGAGTTAGAAGAAAGAGCTTTTCGAGATATGCTTATTACAGATAGAGAGTTTTGGCATTTCAGAATGATGGAGGATGATTATGATGTAGAATTATGGAATCCGGTGCTTACATTTTATCATAAATCTCCTGATTCAAGATACATATCTCAGGCCAATTGGGTAGGTAAAACAGATATGCTTACACCATCTGATGTTATTGACAAGTATGGTTATTTAATGACTGAAGAACAATTAGCTTCTTTAGAATCTGTTTATCCTATCAGATCTGCGGCATATAATATTGGAGGATTACAAAATGATGGTAGTTTGTATGATGCTACTAAATCTCATGAGTGGAATACTCAGATGCCTTCTTTAGCATATAGACAATATACGTCTTTTATGGCAGGAAATGTTACAGATGGTTCAGATGTTATAACTCAGATACTTTCTGAAGGAGAAGACTACTATGATGAAGGAACTGCTTATCTCCTTAGAGTAACTACTGCTTATTGGAAATCTCAGAAAAAGGTTGGTCATTTAACTAAAATTTCAGAAATAGGGGAAGTCTTTACAGAGATAGTAAGTGAAGATTACACTATAACTGATAAACCTTTATATGACAACCGTCTCTTTAAAAACAAAACAAAAGACAATTTATTATTTGGTGAGCATATAGATTGGATTTGGATTAATGAAGTATGGGGAGGTGTAAAAATAGGACCTAATATTCCATCGTTTTGGGGAATGAATAATCCTGGGGGATTTACACCTGTTTACATAGGTATAGATAAACATAAAATTGGAACTTTAAGATTTCAATTTAAGGGAGACAGTTCTTTGTATGGATGCAAGCTTCCTGTTGAAGGAAGTATTTTTTCAGATAGAAATACAAGATCTACAGCTCTTATTGATTTAATGAAGCCATACCAGATTGGTTTTAATATTGTAAACAATCAAATTGCTGACATACTTGTAGATGAATTAGGCACCATTATAATGTTGGATCAAAACAGTTTACCTCGTCATTCTATGAATGAGGATTGGGGTAAAGGAAATTTAGCCAAAGCTTATGTGGCAATGAAAAACTTTCAAATGCTTCCTTTAGATACTTCTATCACAAACACAGAGAATGCATTAAATTTTGCTCATTTTCAAAAGCTAGATTTATCTCAGACAGAAAGATTAATGTCCAGAGTTCAACTGGCTAATCATTTTAAACAACAAGCTTATGAAGTAATTGGTGTTAACCCACAAAGAATGGGTCAGCAGTTATCTCAAATGACAGCAACAGGTGTAGAACAAGCAGCAGCCGCATCATATGCACAAACAGAAGTGTACTTTATTCAGCATTGTGATTATTTAATGCCTAGAGTGCATCAGATGCGTACTGATCTTGCACAATATTATCATT